ACCGTTACTACCGTCGCGCCCGCATAACACAGGTGTTGCATAAACGCTACACGCCATATAGAGTTTACCCGTACTGGCCCGGATGACCAGGTTCTCCGAAAGGAAATGTCATGACGGACGAAACTGTCCCTGAAGTCGTAGCGGCAGAAGCCGCGCCGGAACCGGTGGTCACGGCTACCCCGGAACCTGAAGTCGTTGCGGAAACGCCACAGCCGGAGGAAAAGCCCGCCAAAACGTTCACTCAAGAGGAGTTGGACGCGATGGTCGGCAAGAGACTTGCCCGAGAGCGGCGCAAGTGGGAAAGAGAACAGGCGCTCAAGGCTCCGACGACCTCGGAACCGGCTGCGCTGCCCGACAAGGAAGCAGACCCGGAAGGCTATACAGAGGCTCTTGCCTCCCGTAAAGCCGAGGAACTGCTTGCGAAGCGCGAGGCAGAGCGGGAGCAAATGGCTCTCTTGGAGGCTTACCACGACCGTGAAGAAGCGGCGCGTGAGAAGTACGAGGACTTTCAGCAAGTCGCGTACAACCCGGCGCTACCGATCACGACTGTGATGGCCCAGACGATTCAGGCATCCGATATCGGGCCAGATTTGGCCTACTATCTGGGGGCAAACCCCAAGGAAGCGGATCGTATCTCCCGCCTGTCCCCTTTCCTGCAAGCCAAGGAAATCGGTCGGATTGAGGCCAAGTTGGCCGATAACCCGCCGGTCAAAAAGACAACCAACGCCCCGCCTCCCATCAAGCCTGTAACGGCTAAAGGCAACAGCGCCGGGGGCTACGACACCACCGACCCACGGTCAATATCGGCCATGAGTACGTCGGAATGGATCGAAGCCGAACGCCGTCGTCAAGCCAAAAAGTGGGAAGCGCAGCACCGTCGTTAAACCATTAGGAGTCCGCTGTGTCTAATTCACTTCTTACAATCGACATGATCACGAGGAAGGCTCTCGAAATCCTTGAGAACAACCTTGTGATCACCCGCAACGTCAACCGGCAGTACGACAATTCGTTTGCCAACCAGGGTGCCAAGATCGGCACCACGCTCCGTATTCGTCTCCCGGATCGCGCTCTCGTCACCGACGGTGCCGCGCTTCAGGTTCAGGACGACAACGAGCAGTTCACTACCCTCACCGTGTCCTCGCAGAAGCATATCGGCGTGAACTTCACGACCGCCGAAATGACCATGCAGTTGGACGACTTCGCTGACCGCGTTCTCAAGCCGCGTATCTCGCAGCTTGCCGCGTCCATCGACGCCGATGTGGCGAACTGCTTCAACGGCATCTACCAGTCGGTCGGTACGCCGGGAACCACGCCGTCCACTTCTTTTGCGCTCCTTCAGGCGCAGCAGAGGCTGAACGAGTCGGCGGCGGGCATGAACCCGCGCTACCTCACCGTCAACCCGGCTGCGAACGCGGGCCTGATCGAAGGCATGAAGGGGCTGTTTAACCCCGTCAGCACGATCTCGTCGCAGTTCAAGAACGGTATGTTCGGCGAGGGCATCCTCGGCTTTGACGAACTTGCCATGTCGCAGTCGATCAAGCAGTTCACCACGGGTACCCGTTCGGGTTCTCACTCGGTGACTTCGACGGTGACCACGCAGGGCGCCACGACCATTAACATCACCGGCACCGGTACGCAGACGCTCAAAAAGGGCGATGTGTTTACCATCGGTAGCGTGTTTGCGGTCAACCCGCAGACCCGTGAATCGACCGGCTCGCTTCAGCAGTTCGTTGTAACTGCCGATACGACCGCCTCGGGTGGTGCGTACACCAACGTGCCGATTAGCCCGGCGATCTACACGCCGGTCAGCGCGCTGGCGACGGTGGATTCGTTCCCGCAGAGTTCGGCTACGGTGACGTTCGTGGGCGCTGCGTCCTCGCAGTTCCCGCAGAACCTCGCCTATCACAAGGATGCAATCGCCTTTGCGACGGCAGACCTTCTGATGCCGCAGGGTGTGGACATGGCCTCGCGTCAGGTTCACAACGGTATTTCGCTCCGCGTTGTCCGTCAGTACGACATCAACAACGACCGTATGCCGTGCCGTATCGACGTTCTGTACGGTTATTCGGTGATTCGCCCGCAGATGGCTGTCCGGCTCTGGGGTTGATGCCATGAGTTTCGTACTCGGCAACATCCCCAAGCAGTCGGTTCTCAGCGTCACGTTGAGTCCTGCGCTTGTTTCTGCCAATACCACGGCAGAGCAGACGTTTACGGTCAACGGGCTGTTGGTGGGCGACATGGCGGTAGTTTCGAAGCCGACGGCCCAAGCGGGTCTCGGTATCGTTAACTCCCGCGTGTCGGCCAACAACACGCTGGCAATCACTTTCAGCAACAACACGGGCAGCTCGATTACGCCGACAGCAAGCGAGGTCTATCTTGTCCTCGTCAGTCGGCCTGATCGTGCTGTGACCGACGGCAACATTTAAGGAGTATCCCTATGCCTGGCTTTCCTGTCTCTGGCGGCGGCTATCAGCTCGGTGATGGCAACGTCTCTGAACTCTACCTCGGCGTACAGACCACCCCGGTCACCGCCACGGGTTCGACGACGCTGACGACCATTCAGGTCAACGGCGGTTTGATGGTCGCAAACCCCAGTACCAGCGCTGCCACCTACGTGACCCCGACGGGCGCGCAGTTGGACGCGGCTCTGGCGAATGCCAAGACCGACTCAACTTTTGAGTTGAGCGTGGTCAACCTCGGCACCAGCTCGGGAGCCATTACGCTCTCGGCGGGTACGGGTGTCACCATCGTCGGTAGCGCCACTATCGCTGTGACTTCCTCGGCACAGCTGCTATGGCGACGAACAGGCGATAGCGCCTGGACGGTCTACCGAACGGCCTAAAGGATCGCCCCGGTCACTCGCAAGGGTGGCCGGGGCATTCCCCTGTGGTCATCTACCTGCGGCACCCCGTGTACGGGGAAAAGGTTGCCACCTCGCAAGTTGAGGTGGATTTTGACGTTTCTCAGGGGTGGGAAGTATTCGACCCTATTGCGCCGCCGCCCCCGCCGGAAAATAATCTCGCCACCAAGCGCAAGCGTAAGGAGTAACCATGGCTACCGCTGCCGACCAGATCAACGGTGCGTTGCGACTGATCGGGGTGTTGGCTGAAGGCGAAGTGCCGTCGGCTGCGACCTCGCAAGACGCCCTGCTTGCGCTCAACCAGATGCTGGACTCGTGGAATACGGAACGACTGTCCGTGTTCTCCACCATTGACCAAGTGTTCACATGGCCGTCCAGCACCATCAGCCGCACCCTCGGCCCCTCTGGTGACTTTGTAGGCGTCCGTCCCGTAGAGATTGACGACGCCACCTATTTCCGGGATGCCTCGACCAACGTGTCGTTTGGCATCAAAATGATCAACCAAGAGCAGTACGACAACATCGCCGTCAAAACGGTGACTTCGACGTACCCGCAGATTCTCTGGTACAACGCTTCGTACCCCAACATTGAAATCTACCTCTACCCCGTACCGACTCGGGCGCTGGAGTTCCACTTCATTTCGGTTGATGAACTGACGCAGCCCGCGACCCTTGAGACCGACATGGCGTTCCCGCCGGGTTACCTGCGGGCGTTCCGGTACAACCTCGCCTGTGAACTCGCACCGGAGTTTGGCGTAGAACCTTCCCCGCAGGTGCGCCGCATTGCGATGTACAGCAAGCGCAATCTCAAGAGCATCAACAACCCGAACGATGTGATGTCAATGCCAGCGGCGCTGATCGTCAATCGGCCACGGTTCAATATCTACTCTGGGAATTTCTAGTGAAGTCTCCCGTCTTAGGCTCCTCCTACGTCGTCCGGTCGGTCAACGCTGCCGACAACCGGATGGTGAACCTTTTCCCGGAAATCATCCCGGAAGGCGGCAAGGAACCTGCGTACCTTCAGCGGTGTCCCGGCCTTGTCCTAAAAGCGACTATCGGCACCGGGCCTATCCGTGGCGTCTACAGCCTCGGGAGTTACCTTTACGTCGTTTCTGGAAACGAGTTTTATCGCGTCACGACGAGCTATGTCGCCACGTATGTAGGCGTAGTGTCAGGCAGCGGCCCCGTCTCCATGGCCGACAACGGCACACAGATTTTCATTGCGGCAAACCCTGATGGATACATCTACAATGTATCTACACAGGCGTTTGCCCAGATTACCGACGAGGACTTCCCCGGTGCGGTAACGGTTGGATACTTGGATGGCTATTTCGTTTTTAACGAACCCGACAGTCAGCGAGTTTGGGTCACCTCGCTGCTTGATGGCACATCCATTGACCCGCTTGACTTTGCCTCTGCGGAAGGCTCCCCCGATGGGTTGGTATCGCTCATCATCGACCACCGCGAGGCGTGGCTGTTCGGCACCAACTCCGTAGAGGTCTGGTACAACTCTGGTGAAGCGGACTTTCCGCTGTCGCGCATCCAAGGCGCGTATAACGAAGTCGGCTGTATCGCCCCCTACTCCGTCGCCAAGATGGATAACCGCGTGTTCTGGCTCGGTGCAGACGCACGGGGACAGGGCATCGTGTACACGGCGCAGGGCTACCAGGCGGTGCGTATTTCCACTCACGCCGTTGAGTACGCTATTCAGCAGTACGGGAACCTCTCGGACGCTACGGCCTACACCTATCAGCAGGACGGCCATGTGTTCTACGTCCTGAACTTCACCGACGCCAACACCACTTGGGTGTACGACGCGGCTACGGAAGCGTGGCACGAACGAGCGGCATACGACAACGGCGACTTTGTGCGCCACCGTGCGAACAATCAGGCGCGATTCAACGGCAAGCCGACGCTCGGAGATTACGAGAACGGCAAACTGTACGAGTTCAGCCTTGACACCTACAGCGACGCTGGAGATACGCAGAAGTGGCTGCGCTCATGGAGGGCCTTGCCGACGGGGGCGAACAACCTCAAGCGTAGCGCCCACCACTCGCTTCAGATTGACTGCGAGAGCGGCGTAGGGCTTCCCGGCAACGACGCCTTTGACACCGTATACCTGCTTACCGAAGATGGATTTTACATCCGCACAGAGCAGTCCGTGGGTGGGGTTGAGGTCGTTCCCGGCCCGCCGTGGACGGTAACCTCCAGCGGGGCAACGGACTACACCGTCACAAACCCCGTTGTATCCAGTATCGGAACGGGCTACATCGTCACCGACCCTGCGTACAGTTCAACCGGGATCGGCTACCTCATCGGGTTTTTGAACGACGAAGGCTATGACCTCATTCTGGATCAGGTTGCCACCGTGGGGGCTAACCCGCAGATGATCCTGCGCTGGTCGGACGACGGCGGGCATACGTGGAGCGGAGAGCGTCAGGCGTCTATGGGACGTTCCGGTTCGTATGCAACCCGCGTTATTTACCGACGTTTGGGAATGACGATGAAACTGCGCGACCGCGTATACGAAATCAGCGGGACTGACCCGGTGAAGGTCGCCATCATGGGCGCAGAACTTGAAGTCACCGGGACGGCAGCGTGAGCAACATCACGAACATCCCCGCCCCTCGCGTCC